CTTATCGCTAAGTTCATAGTCAAATCTTGTCTTAATTCTTGCACTTTCGTGATTGCAGTTAATATCTCCACCATCCCACTTAGCAGTTCCATAATCTCTCAATCCCCAATACGGAGGCGAAGTAATACAGCAATCAATATAACTATCAGGTATTGTTTTTAATACTTCTAATGAGTTCCCAAGTAGTATAGTATCTTTCATCTTTCTATTGTTAGTCCTAACTGGACTATGAGTTTTATAATGTTTTCGTTTTGTTGCGACATTGCGTTAAGTGTTGTTGGTATCGTAAATTCACCTGTTCCGCTTCGAGGTGGTTCATCTTGTCGGTCTTGAGTAAGATTATATCCTTCCGTTGTGACGAGGTCAAATGTTCTCGTGTGACGCAAGATAATCGTTTTGCTTGTTGACATAGTTTAAGGATGTGTGGTTTAATCATATAATTGTTAAGGTGTGGATATGTGGATAAGTAGGGTTTTTTCACTTTGCATAGTACTCTGCAAATTTGCATACCTTTTTGCATAGTAGAATGTAGGTTTTATAGGTGTTTCAGCGTTTTTGCATAGTTTGCATACCTAATGCCAACAAAAATAAAATATCTACTGATTCATAACTGATATACCTACTATGCAAATTTGCATACATTGATAATCAATGGTTTAACTACTATTTTTGCATAGTTTTGCATAGTTCATTGATATAATTATAAATTTGCCTTTTAGAAACATTCAATAACTCAGCAACCTCACTTCTGTTCAAATCAGGGTTAAGTGTGTATAACTCCTTAAATTTATCCCTTGCAGATAAACTTTTATTAGCTATCATAGCCGTCTTCATTTCCTTAACTTCCATCGTATTTACCTTAATCTTTTTAGCCATTGCCACAAAGTACTTTGATAACCGTTCAGCCTTTAACATAGATTCCTTAGATATAAGCAATGATGCCTCAGTTGGCTTCTCGGTCATATAACAATCAAGACAATGGATCAACAATGCGAATCGTGGGATATAAGACTTCTGCTTAGGCAACATTGACTTCATATACTCGTTCTCTTCATCAGAGTTCTGAACCGATGTAATCTCATTAAAGATACGCTTCCATTCAATACGAGCATCATCCGATAAACGTGCGATATAAGGGTCTATTTCCATATCAAGGTTATAGTTTACCACCCTACGCTTATAATGGTCGTAAAACGCTTGTATTGCATTCGTATACCACTCCACCGCATCATACGGCATCTCGTTATCATTATAGTGTTCTACTTCCAACTCAGGGAACGTAAGTAGCATCCTATCAACGAATCCGTTATCCTTGTTCTCATCGGTATAGAAGGTATTGAGAATCGAAGGTTGTATACCACCAAGTACAGGAATCAATGGACGTTCAACAAATGAACCAACCCTTGACATCCTATTAAACGATACAGGAGAACCTGACCAAGTACTCAACCAAAACTCCAAATCAGAACCCTCACGATACTTATTCATATCCTTGAACCAACCGTTCAACTCATCCTTGAACACACCGACTGCGTTCTTCGATTGCTCGTGTAAGTCAACAAGAGCCTCAAGAGTGATGTCATTAGCTATGAACTGCGTCTTAACTGGCTTAGGAACATCCTCTACTTGCTTCTTCTCACTCTCACTTGACTTGGAGTATACCGCATACTTCTCAGCGTGTTTGAGGTAAGACTTAATCTCTTTTGAGTTAATCTTCATCAAGGGATGGATGATGTTCTTAATACTCGGTGTCTTACCAAGTCCTGCCTTACCAACAACCGCTATCCATACGTTAGCCGTCTCAACCCATCCACGTTTAACTTCGATGTGTATAGAGTTTCCAACTACGATAGATGTCACCCATAGCATCGAACAACCCATATAATCAATGCTACTATCAAGTGTGTTGTTGCACTCTATCATATAGTTTTGAATAGGTGCAGGGAAGATATCAATAGGAAACTTTAAGTCATCAGTATTGATACTTGTCTTAATGCGATTCTCAGGTAATGGTTTCACGATACGTGAACCGAATCCCTTAGAGTATAACTCCTTACCTGCAACACTCATATTCCCATTGTGGTACTTGTATGCGTATGCGATGAACGGAGTTATGAGTTTCTCATTAGGATAGATAGTACCAGTTGAGAATAGGAACATACAACCACTATCCTTGTACACATATCCTGATTGTGAAGATTCTGCTCCGTGTCGAAGGATAATGTCGTGCTTGGCTAACTTACGCACTATCTTGAAGTCCTCACCGATTATGTCATAGATTGAAGTCTTCTCGTTATAGTCTTGCCACGGAGTAATGTTACTATTATCGTATTCCTTAGCTACCTTCTTATCAGGTTGCAGTTGTTCGGATTGGTCAACGTAATTGTAAGTACGGCAGATTGACCATAAGATGCGTCTATCTCTCTCGCTAATCGTTTGGATGGATAGATAGTCTAACTTAGAGATTTGATTGTCATAAACAACCACATAACCACCAATTCCACGAGATTCAATGATGCACTCTTTGTGTCCTTTGAGTTTGGCTATCTTAGAATTACCTTGAATAGTATCGCACTTGTAAAGGATGTGATAGCCTTGATTCTTAGTCTTGTAGATAACAAACTTACGATGGAAGTCATCAATGTTATCTTTAAGGTAGGAATGTAGTTCGTGCCAAAATTCTTCTTGTTCAGGAAGTGTGGGGAATACCTTTAAGTCAACATCTATAACTTCAAGGTTGTTATACCCTGTAAGGATGCCTATTATCTCAGTTTTAGCTGATGTTGTTTCGCCATTGTATGCCTTAGCCATTTCAGGCTTCGTGATAGGAGTTGTTTGATACTCCTTCCAAGTGTGCATATTCGGTTTCTTGTTCGCAGATGCAGTTATAAGGCTAAACCCTGTGTCAAGTAATCGGTAACATCTATCTAATGTAATCATATTGTGTACGTTTTTTATATACGTTAGTGAAAAAAATCAGGGAAGTAACGTATAACTTTTACGGATTTGCCGTCCAACCTGATTGTGCAAATGTAAGGGATTAGAATGGTAAACTTTCGATTGAATCTCCTAATGGGTCAGTCGGTTGCATCACTTCCGCTTGTACTGTCTCAATGTGCTGACCGCTACCTTTCGCCTCTATGCGCCAAGCCTCAAGCGAATTGAAGTACGATGTCTTACCATCTTTAGTCCACTCTTTGCCCCTAATATTGAAGTGGATGGTAACTTGTTGCCCAGTTTGGAACTTGTCCAACAAAGGGCATTTGTCTTGCGTCAGTTGGAACTGAAGATACTGCGAATACTCGCCATCCGTTTGCAGGATAAACTCACGCTTTGTGAACTTGTCGGATACTTGTACGGCATCTCGTTTGATAAGCAGTCTGCCATCTGCTGTGTACTTTTCTGTACTCATTGTGTATGTGTTGCTGAATCACAGCTTGTTTATGTTGTTATGTTATGCGCACTTGACTATCTCAAACCTACTGATGATACATCCATCGCCACTATACCTCTTACGAGGCTCATATAGCGATGTTTTCAAGTTTGGCGCATTATGTCGAAGCAAGGTAACGAATCTCTCGTAAACGGCATCTTGTGTGTCTCTCATATTATTCACAACTTTAAGTGAATTGATTATTGTTGTATGGTCACGATACGAAAGGAATCTACCAATCTCGGAAAGATTATAGCCATTCTCGTAAGCAATGAAACAAAACAAATGTCTTGCCGTTGCGATGTCAAAAGTTCCTCGTCCATTACCTTGAATCTTCTTGATGGGAATGTTTAGTCCAGTTGCTATGTCTATTAGTATTCTATCCATTGTTCGTAGTTTTTAAACCTAATCCGTAATCGGCTAAAGTTGGATACACCCATTGAAAGTCTATCATATCAGGCGCAAGTGGTGTGTTATCAATCAACAATGCTTTCTCTTTCTTGGCTTTAAGTTTTGCACCGAATCCTGACTTCACTTTGATGCCACGATATGCAATGTAATGCCTTATTTGATGTTCGGTTATGTTGTAATAATCAGCCCATTCGATTGCGGTTTTCTCCATTGCGTGTTCCAAAATATATTCCAATACTATCGGTGTTTTTCGATACCCTGAATCTTTACCCTTTAATCCATTTCTGTAAAAGAATTGGTGCATCGTTCGATAAGTTACGTTCGCAAGTTTCGCCCATTCTTTGTAGGTGTACTTGGTTGGTGTTGCTTTGATTTGTTCAACTATTTCTATGTTCATTTTGTTTTGTTTTATTTGTTATGTATTGTTCTATCATCTCTTTGCCGTATGCCATAAAGTAAAATTTGTCATTTTCCCTTATTGCCCATAATGTTTCCAAGATAATTTCTATATTGATTTCGTCTATTGATGTTTCTTCCATAATGCTTTTAATAATTTGTCATAGCGATAACTTGCGCTACAAAGCAATGAGGCACTGCTTGTAGCTGACAGTTATAAGCAATAAAATAAAATTACCAACCCTCGCTGATTTTAATATTCCTTGCCTCTTCTTTACCAAGTTCTCCAAACTGCTCCAAAACATTAACAGTTATTCTTGAATCAACTTCTGCATCACATAAGAAGTTTCTAAAATAGTTATAAATCAATTCTTCTGTTAATGTCCCAAGTTGATGTTCTGAAACCATATTTCTAAGTTCAGAAACTAAGCAGTTTTCAATTTGTTGTTTTGTTTTAGCCATTGCTCAAATTTTATTTTACAGCTTATAACAGCGTATATACAAGATACGCCTATAAGCATTTGTTTATAATTTAAAGTTCATCATTTGGCGTACCTCGTATATACGCAAACCGTTAGTGGTCATTCACCTTGCATTTTTTACACTTACGCCTCATATCGTTATCATCATTCGGTTTTACCCAAATCCATTCGTGATTGCACGAACCACTAACACTAAATAAACGCAATAGCTCGCTTAGTGCTTGTTGAACAGGCATTGTTCCTTGATCAACTTTTATCAATATATTTTCAATTTGTTTTTCCATATCGCTACTGCGTTTATTATTTTACGTCATCACTCCAAATATATCACCAACTTATCTTCATTGCTTTCTTGCTCATCAATCTCAAATACTCCAAGTGGTACATTTTGCGATATGGCAATATGAAATAACCGATGGTCACGAGATGACTTTGGAACGCAGACTCTATATGTCTTACCTTGATAGTCAATCGTTGGTCTTGTAATGGTCAACACACCATTGCGATACGTTGTAAGCACCTCAGTTGTATGCTCAAAAAACGGATGTTGACAAGATACACGATAGCTATGCTGATTGGTACTAAAGACTATCTTGATGCAGTTAGGAGGTGTCATAGTGTGAGTGTATTATAGTATTCTCTTGCCTTGATTATCTTGCCTTGTAACTTCTCCATCAAGATAGCATCATAGTCAAAGTTAAATACCTTGATACGCTTCTCAATAGGTAGTTCAAGTATGATGTCATTATTACGTTGGATCTGCTGACATTGAGCGATGTAATCTTCGTTTTCATAGTTTCGTCCAAACTTCCACGCAAGTCTTTCGCATTCGGCAATAACCATCTCCTTCGTGTTTGGTACAAGAGCATATATCAACCGATACTTGTGAACCCCTGTTAACTTCATATAACATTGCGCCTGTACTTCATACATTGTAGTTGGCTCGGCTTCAAAAAACGTCCTTAATGACCACGAAGTCTTGATGTCTTCCACCGCATCCGTGAGGATAATATCAGGTGTACCAATGATGAACTCATCTTGTAACTTCTCACGATTCTTTGTTCTGAATGCACCACCTAAGACATCTTGTACAAGTTGCATCGAATCTTGTTCCATTGCCAAGCCTTTATCCATATATTCGTTATTAACGAACTCACGATATCCATACTCACATTGTAACCACATTGATTCGACTAATGTCTTAGCGGTTGCTGACAAGTTACCTGCGTCTTTATCTGCTTTTAGTTTCGGTTCAGTTAGTAATGCACCTGCACCACTACATCTGAAAAGTAATTGCTTATCCATTTAATAACGCCTCCTTCGTGTAGTATTGCGAAGTTAATCCAAGTGTTTGAGCCACATCACGAACAGATGTTAAGTCGCTAAGATTCAAGCATTGTTCAATGAATTTTGATACTCGTTCTTTCTCTTTAGCATCGTTAATCTTGTCATAAGATAACAACTCCGTATCTCCTGTGAAAGCTATCACATCTTTTCGGTTAAGGTTTGCACCGAACAAGTCACCGAAGTGGTCACAAGCGTCTTTGATAGCGATTGTCTTAGCGATTGGAAGTGCCATCATTACCGCACCTTTCCCCACGTTTGACATATCCATCTGCAATGAACCGCTACCTGCTTTTGTTTGTAGTTCTTGCGCCCCAACTCCATCGTGGAACTCCATTGTGTTAGTAGCAGGGTTAAGGTAGTGTACCCTAACCGTTACCTCAACCGCATTCATCAACATACCAGTCTTCAGTACTTCAATAGAATACTTTTTAAAGCATCTACGAAGCAGATATTCAACCTTATCAATTGGAAGGTAGTTATACCCCTTTATGAATGGGTGTTGCTTAACCCAAGCACTTGGTGGCGGTGTAGCAAGTACTACATTGAGTTGCTCAAGTGGTATTGCTACGTCAAGTTGTTTGAATAACGAAGTTATAGTCGGCTTTGTTGCCTTGACTAAGTTAGTGTTATTACTCATTGTTGCCTCCTTCTCTTTCGCCTACGAAGTCACTACTTTCGTGAACATCATCTTCACGTTCACGTTGACGTTCAATTTCGGTCATTGATAACAAAGTTTGATAAGCCATTGACTTTGCTTTTACAATAACTTGTTCAGCTATCGTAAGAGCATCAATAAATTCATCTTTCGTTGATGGCTTGTAACCTTGTTCAAGATGCCATTCTAATTCAACAAGATGGCTTTCTTCAATTCTTTCTAATCCTGTTACATCAATAGATTGCTTTTCGTTCAGCCATAGTTGTTGTACTGTACCGCTTGGCGATTGTAAGAACATTGGGAATTTGTGTTGTGTTTTCATTGTGTATATAATTTTTGTAAAAGTAATTAATTTTTTAATACGAAATAATCGTTAACTAAATATTAGCATACATCAGTCGGTTGTGGTTCGTGATACTCAAGGTCACCTTTAGAACCTTGCTCATCGTCCAATCTTACCCAGTCTTGAGATAATGCCACCTTTGATGCCGTCCATTGCCTATGCCCATTCTTTAACTTCCAATAAGCTATCAAGTCATCGTGTGTCTTCTCATCGGTAATAAGGCGGTTGATAATGAAGTCAATAACGCTATCCATTTGCTCAGTTGTGACGCAAGAATCAATCCACGCAGATACGATGTTGTAGTGTGTTGATGGTATCATTTGTTCAATGGTTTAAAGGTGTAAATTAATGCTCTTGCAATGCTATCTGTGTAGGTCATACTATCCGCCATATTCTTATGAAATTCCTCAAGGTACATATGCATCTCGTGAGGTTGCACTCCGTTATCCTCTGCGGTTAATTCGGCAATGGCTTCAATTCGTGATATGTCTTTGTTCTTTGCCATATCAATAACAAGTGGATGGTTGATGTGTAGGTTAGTCATTGGTTACCTCCTTTTCTACTACTATTCCGTCATTGAAGTGTCCGAGATATGCTATGCCATCTGACCTATTATTATTGTATGCAAACATTAGGTCATATCCAAAATCATAATTCTTACATATAAGTTCGATATTCTTCCACATATAATTAGGTGCTTGTGCGTCAAGGACACTCATTGCGCCAATACATTTCACAAGTTGAATAGGCTTCTTTTTTTGTATCGGTGTTGCCTCTCCGATGATAGTTACTTTAGTCATTCTTGATTAGATGTTTAGTTAATAATTCTTTTTCTGTCTTGCGGATAACTTTCTTATCCTTTTCGTTTGCCACTCTGACGAATACGCCCATTAGTGGTGTCTTGTACTTCGGCTTTGCGCCTGTTTTTTTTGCCATTGTGTATGTTTTAGAGTTCAAATATAATATTCTATTCTTCATACCACCAAATATATTTTTCAAATTTCGCTGAAACCCAATGATACCAACGGAAGAAATTTTTTAAGAATGTATAAATAATTTGAAATAATTGGATTATCAGTCGCATTCAAGACAAGATACACCCCAAAAGCAAGTCACCTCGTAGATACGAGGTGGCTCTTAAAAATACACATATGAAAACAATCTTATTACCTACTCAATAACTCACGCATCAACTTGCGTAATCGTTCGGCTTCGGCTTCTATCAGCAATAATTTCTTCATCACCTTTGCTCGTTTCTCTTCGTTAGTCATCGGCACTTGGGTCAAATAGTTCACTATACATCTCATCTACGCACATATCAATAATCTTAAAACAACGAGTTAAGATTCGATTCTTCATAGCTCTACCTTCTGCCGTCATAGGGTCAAGTTCTTGTACTGCCGATATTGCCCAGTAACTATTGGTGATATACTCGCTATTCGTAGTGAACTCCACGATACCATCAGCAAATAATTCTTCTTCTTTTTCTTTTTCTTCGTCTGCCATAGTTAAAATAAGTGGTTGATTCGGGCTACTTGTCCGTGTTGTTTATGATGCAGGAATCCTTCGACTGCTTTAATACTCAAGTACCCATTACGATGATGCCAACTATCCGTACCGCTTGGCGAACGTAATGATTCAACTGTTACCCCTGCATAATCTTTGGATGTCTTATGATGGATGTGATGCGTATAGATGTATCTATGTTTCGTTTCTGCCCATTCTTTGCTATACTCAAGTGCCATAAGCAATGGAAGGTCTTGTTGTTTAGCACCATCTCCGTGCGTTGTACCTATCAGGTTATTATGGTATTGATAAGCCTTGCGATGTGCTATCGAACAATCAAAAGTTATGTTAGAACAATTCTTGAAGTAAGTCTCAATAATCTGCGCTAAGAAGAACCCATTTGTATAATCGTGGTTCGATGGATTAAACGTAAAATGAACATCGGCAACCGATAACAATAACTCCAAGACATCGGTGTACAACTTCTTGGCTATCATAAAGTTATCGTACCACATCCCATCGGTATCTTGTTGCGTAAGTGATGTAGTCGAAGACTTGGCATTATCAACGTGCAATATATCGTTACCACCAATGAAAAGTATCTTGTCAATGTTATACGCAGATACCTTATTTAAGATGCCGTTAACCCCCTCTAAAACTCGTTTAACCGCTATTTGAGAGTTATAATCTTCGCCAGTTTCAAACGCTGAACATAATTTACCGATATGAATGTCAGCAGGGTCAATAACTAACAAGTGACCATCCTTGCAAATCTCACGTTTTATCTTTGTGAAAGTTGGTCGGTAGGCTTGTAAATCAGCAATCAATTCAGAACGAAGTGTCTCAACTCGTTGCACTTCTTGTGGCACATAATTCGGATTCTTAACTTGTATTGATGCGCCTTCATCCTTTAGCCACATTGTCTTGGCATCCATTATTGATACACCAAGACGATTGGCTGCCTCGTAGATTCCTTCTTGAATATCGGCAATGCGTCTTCCGTGTCTTGAGATATATCTACCTAACTCTTTGACATCATTGTTTTCTTTACTATTGGCTTTAACATTCAAGATGGTTTGTGCTATCTCTACTCCTGTTTTCTCCTCTGAATATATCTGCTTAATAACGTCATTGTACTTAATCCACTTCGATGTCATTTGTGTATTTTAAAGTGAAAAGGGTGACGAATATACGCCACCCTTATAAGTCATTACTACTTGTTTCCGTAAGCCTTGTACGCTGGATTAATCCAATTAATCAGCACAGGCAAGTTCGCCACTATTCCTGCCGTCAATAACTTTTTAACCATAACCAAATCAAAACTGAATAAATCGTGACCATTGCTTAACTCTACAAGCCACAAAGATAGGATAATAGTTGCGAAACCTTTTACGAATGTTCCGAAGGGTGTTGTTAATGCTTTTTTCATTTTTTTGTTATTTTAATAAATGGCAATATTACCAAAAGTCCTTTTACAATACCTCTCCAAAGTTTACCTCCGAAAGTTCTTGATGGTGTTGATGCAAGTTGATTAGCGACTATCGAAGCCTCATTGACTATGATGTCTTTACCTTCTTGCGTAATGTTTACTTTAATGTCTGACATATCTTTAAGTTGTTGATGATGTTGTTGTGAAATACAAATCTGCTTCTGCCTTGCGCCTTCGTGTTAACCCTTTCTCAAATGAACTACCCTTATTAACCCACTTCATAAACTCCGTACGGATCGTGGCATCTAACGGATTAGCGTTTACTTTCTTGAGTAGCGTTGACTTATCAAGATTGCCTAACCCAAGATTATAACTGAATGATACCAACGCATCAAACATACCTTGCGTCACCGATGCGCCAACTCGCTTGTTTACTCCATACTCAAAGCTAAGTAATATCGTAGCGAATAACTCATCAGCACGTTGCTGAGTAAGTACATCACCCTTCTTAACTCGGATGCCGTTCTCGTATTGCGTATTGCCCCAACCGATTGTCCAAATACCTTTACTATCTTGATACGCTTGTAAGCGACAAGATTCAAATGTTTGGATTAGTTTAATTCCAACTTGTGATACTTTCATTACTTACGGATTGCTTTAACTCTTCTACCTATATGCTCTTGATACAACTCACCTTCCTTGAAGTCTTTAATCTCTTCGATGATACACTCCATCACTTTAGCCGACCTATCCATCATCAAAGATTGTCTATCAATGCTACGAGTATTTGTCTCAATAATGCTATACATCTTCACTCTATCTTCTTCCATAATACGCTTCACTTCAGCACGAAGTACGTCTAACTCGTTCATCGTTCGTTCGGTAAACTTATCGTATCTCTTCCATAGTATGTAACCACAAAAAGCTAACACACCTACAAGTGCGCTTTGCTTTAACATCTCTTCTATCAGTTTTGTTTCCATTGCTTTATATCAACTTTAGCTTTTATTTTATTATTCAAGGTTAGGTGTTGCATTAATCCAAAGACCATCTCTGCTTTACTTTCCACATCATCTCCAAGTATGGCATCTGATTCGATATGAGCAATGTATAACTGCAAATGATACGGCGACCACCG